TGGCCTTGTCTGCGGGCTTACTGCTGGTGGTCTTCCTCGCTGCCACGGCTCACCTCCCTGCCTGGTACCACACCGCCCGGAGCCGTCGGGCGGTGTGGCGTACGGGGGTGGTTAGCCGACGAGGATGGACGCGCCGGCGGGGTGGCCGTAGGCGAAGCCGCGGCGGGCGCGCATCTTGAGGATGGACTCGTCGGTGAGCGCGGACAGTCCGTCGCGGCCGTCGATGAACACGGACTCCGGGCCGGAGCGGACACCGAGGAGGAGGAGCTCCGGGTTGACGAACGCCATGATCGGCCGGCCGGTCGGCGCCGAGGTGGCGGTCGCGGACAGCTTCGCGCCGAGGGACCAGCGGACCGGGACACTGAAGATGGTGTCGGGGGTGCCGGACAGGCCCTCCATGAAGATGGGCCGGTTCTGGTCGTCGAGGACTCCGCGGAGGCTCTTGCGGAACGCGGGGTGGGCGATGGCGACCATGTTGCCGGGGTCGAAGTAGTCGCCGGCTTCGACGTCGCCGATGGCGGTGGAGAACTCGGCGTAGGTGGGGGCGCCTGCGCTGGAGGCGGTGGTGATGTTGTCGCCGCCGGTGTAGCTGAGGTTGGAGTCGGTGGTGTTCAGCAGCTGGTACAGCGACGTGAAGGGGATCGTGGTGCCGTTCTCGGCGGCGGACACCGCGAGGGACGCGTTGTCGATCATCTTCGCGTAGGACTTGCCCCAGCCCAGCATCTTCGCGTTGATGATGTTGGCGACGGAGTCGTCGATGTCCTCTTCCGCGATGCGGACGGCCTTGCCGAACTTGCGGGCCGTCAGGAGGACTTCGTCGTTGAGGCTGACGTCCTCGCCGTACGTGCCGCCCTTCGCCACGACGTCCACGCCCATACCTGCGGTGCGGGGGACGTGCTTGGTGTCGGAGCCCATGGGGATGCGGGAGGCGAGCGCCTCGACCGCGGACAGCTGGTTGACGGTCTGGATGACTCGGCTGGTCTCCCACTCTTCGGGGATCCACGCTTCGAGCGTATTGCGCGCCATTGAGGCCCTCCTGCGGGCGGCGTGATGGGGAACGAGTTGTGGGCTCGGGCCCCATCACGGGCGCCTTCGCAAGCAAGGGCGGTGAGGTACTCCGATCACCGGAGTAATTCACCTGGTGATGAATATACCTTCGGTCGTCAAGCCCTGCCGAGAATCCGCGCAGCGTGGATCTCCGCCGTCGACTTCGGCTTCTCCGCCGCTGGCGGACGCGGTGCGCCCGTCGGACGGGCCTTCGGCTTCTTCTCCCTGGGCTCAAACAGCTCCGGCCACTCGGCGCGCAGGCCCTCGACCTGCTCATCCAGCCCGAGGACTTCGCCGTCGTCCTCCACGCTCAGATCGCTCACGTCGATGAGCTTCAGGAGCCGCGCCAGCCGCGCCTCGGTCTTCTCCTTGTCGCCCTCGACCGCGGCCGTGGCCCCCGCCTGGATCAGCGCGGCGCGGGCGGCCTTCTTCACCACAATCGGCTTGTACCGCGCCTCGGCCTTCTCCGCTGCCTCACGGATTGCCTTCTCTGCGTCGGTCTCCTGCTCGCGGTGCTTGTCGCGGAGTTCGTTGAGCTGCCGCTGCACGTCGAGCTTCTCCTGCTTCCGCTTCGCGAGGGTGCGGCGCACGCGCTCCCACTCCTCACGCGACGGCGGCACGTACTCCTCGTCAGACTCCGGGCCGGTCGTCTGCGCTGGCGGCTTAGGCTTCGGCGTCTCCTTCGACTCCGTCCCGTCCTCGGTGTCGACTTCGTCGCCGGGGGTGTCGTCGACCTCGACCTCGATGTCCGGACTGTCGTCGTCGGTCTCGGCTCCGCCCGCGATGGGGTAGATCGGCCGGCCGTCGACGCGGTGGCCGAGGATGGTGCTGGGCGGCACGCTGATGCCGTCCGTGTCGGTGTTGGGGTGGATGCCCATGGTGTTCTCCCATCACGGGGTTGGCGGCGGCCCGTCACGGGCGCCGGGGGTTTATGCGGCAGCAGTGAAGTTGCCGGTTCGTAGGGCGCGGCGGGCGCGAGCGTCGACAGCGGGCAGCAGGTCGGACTCTGAGCGCAGGAGTTCACGTACGGCCCGCAGCCGCGCCGCACGGGACTCCGACGGGCGGGCGCGCCCGTACGCGATCGACCGGTGCGCCTCCCGCCGCAGCGCCAGCGGGAACGGAATGCCAGCGGCTACCCACGCGTCGTCCCACGGAACTGCCCGACAGCGACAGTTGCTGTGCAAGGGCGGCCCCTCCACCGCAGCCGCCCCGATACGGCGCTGCCGCGGATCCCACGACAGGCCACCCGGAAACGGCTCCCCAACCGGCACGACACGGCCGGTGTAGGCCAGGCAGCGCGTACACGCGTCCGCCTCCGACACCCACACCCGGCTCGGCGCCGACGCTCGGGCCACCGCGTCCAGGCCCTCACGGACCGCGGTGTTCACCACCCACGCGATGTGCGCCCGCACCGCAGGCAGTGCAGCGCGGGCCGCGCCCACACCGGTGAGGAGGTGTGTCCACCGGGTCACGCGGTCGGGGTGCAGCAGGAACAGGGCGCGGTCCCGGCGTTCACGCACCATGTCCCCGAGCCGCTGCGCTTCAGCCCGCAGCAGGCGGCCCACGCGAGGCACTGCAGGCGTCCGCGGGCTCCTCCCGGACGCCTCCCGTACAAACGCTGCCCCCTGCTCCACCCCCAGCGCCAAAGCCTGACCGAGCACCCCCTCCAGGGCGGTCGAACTCCGAGACGCCACCCCGTCCAAGACACGACGGACCGCAGCCCGCATGGCTGCCAGGATCTGGCGCAGCACATCCCCACCCTCGGCCGGCTGGTCTACGCCTCCGAACGCACGGACCCACGCCGACAGCGTTCGCTCGATGAGTTCCCCGAACACGGACTGGCTGTCGCCGAGCACGGTGTCCGCGACGCCGTCCTCCAAGTCGACGACCGTGTCGGTGTGCTCGTCCTGGACAAGGCGGGTGAGGCGTTCGCTGCGGTACGCCATCAGCGCGCCTGCTCGTCCTGCTGTGTCCCGGCGAGGACCTCAAGGTCAGACAGGGCACCGGAGAGAAGGGCCTGCGCCTGCTCGTTGGAGAGGACACCGAGGGTGGCGGCCGAGCCGAGCTTCTGCGCCGAGTCAGCCAGCGACGCGAGAATGTCCACGCGGCGCTGGAGCTCGGCGTCGTCGACTCCGGCAAGCCAGGCGTCGACCTGTTCGGCCCGGTAGCCGCCCTCCATCAGCGCCTGCTTGCGGGGCACACCGGCGTCGATCTTCGCCTTCACCGTTTGCCAGCCCTGCACGGAGGTGACGGAGCGGGCGGGCACCCAGTCCACGGAGACGACGGGGTCTTCCACGCCCAAGCGGCGCAACGCGAACACGAACGCCTCATGCAAGCTGGCGCCGTAGGAGGTCTGCCGGTTCTCCACCTTGCTGATGAACGGCCCGTCCTCCTCCCGGTACGACTCCCCCGAGCGTTGGCTGGACTGCGGGTCGAACATGCGCAGCGGCGTGTCGGTGATCTGCGCCATCGCCCGCACGTTGAACTGGATCGGGTCCAAGAACACGCCGGGCTGCGCCGCATCGAACTGGCCCACCTGCTTGAACCCGCGCAGCAGCAGCATCTCGCCTGGCCCGGCCTTCAGGCTGGAGTCGTCACCGGAGTCGCTCGGGCCGGCGCCGGCTTCGTTGACCGGCCAATCGTCGTCGTCGAAGTCGCCGGGCTCCAGGTCGCTGGTGTCGGTGGTGGCGGTCTCTGTGAGGGCGTACCGCTGTGGGAAGCCTTGGTAGTCGACGGTGCCCATGTGCGTCGACTGCAACTTGGTGATCGCGTTCTGCGGGCCGTACGCCCCGTAGTGCTCCGGGGTGCCGTAGGGGCGGTCGGTGCGGAAGTGGAAGCACGGTTGCTCGCCCCAGTCGTGGTCGATCAGCCACGACTCGGGGTCGTCGGGGTCTGCGGGCCAGTGCATCCAGTCGGCCGGTTTGTCGCCCGTGGAGTTCCGGCCGGTGGTCCAGCGTTCGGTGCGGTCGTCGTAGTACAGCTCGGCCCGCTCGTAGGGGCCGTCGCACCAGCGTTTGATCGTGAACGCCTTACGGCGCGGATTGTCCTCGCTGTAGATGACGCGGACGGTCTGCGGGGAGTTGTAGAACATCTCGACCCGCAGCACGTTGCCCTGCTGGTCTTCGACGGGCAGCACCATCAGGTAGGCGTCCCCGTACTCGCCTGCGCGGCGGAACAGGTCGGGCATCTCCAGGTTGAGCTGGTTGTCCTGCCAGATCTGGGAGATGAGGGTGTTCGTCTGCTCGTCGGGGCTGGTGATCGAGGCGACCTTCAACCGGTTGGTCACGGCGTTGACGGGGGTCTTCGCGAAGTTGAGGTCGAAGTCGATGTCTTTGGCGGCGAGGGCGCGGCGGATGCGGGTGGAGGTGAAGACCTCGGGGACCTTGCCGTCGTAGTAGAGGGCGGCCCGGTCGTACTCGGGTCGGGCTGCGGTGAGTTCGGCGATGCCGTACATGAGGTCG